TGTTAACATTTGACCATTGTATTTGAGGTCGTGAACCACCTCCTCCTTTAACTTCTAATCCATTGTAATTAGATACTCCAGTAATTAAATGTCCACCTGATGTTATAGTACTTGAAAAAGTAGTAGCGTTTGCAAAAGTCCAAGTTTCATCATCAAGAACGTTTTTAAAAGCTGTAACATTGTCTTGTCCTGTACCTCCTGTTGCAACAGATACTACAGCACTTGCTCCTTTAAAATCTCCAGTACTTGCAAAAGCAGCTGAGCCTAATTCTCTTTTACCAATTACATTGCTTCCATTTATCATAACAG